ACAGCATATGCGACACCACCACGTGACATCATTGCACCGACTTTGTTCCCTGCAGCTTCAGTCACGTATGCAGACTTGAAAATATCAACACCACCAAAACGACCGGCAAAACCTTGTCCCTTGATAGCCAACATATCTTCAGTTGCAGGACTGAAAGCAAGTGCATTATTTGATTCAGAACGGAGACTGTCACGAAGGTCAGATAACTGTTGTGGATGAAGGATACAGTAAAACTCACCATCATTTGACTCTGACTCAAGTTGAAACATTGCATCATAAAAGTCGTCAACAGACATGTCGACACCAGATGTACCAACACTGTTTGATGCACTGGCAAAAGTAGCGCAAACGATCTGATTGATTCTGGCCTCTGCAGACATTGCCATTTTCTGGGCAATGGTGAACGGGTCGATGTCAAGTCCTAAACCAGTCATTGATGCAAGGTCAGTAATGTCGTAGCGAAGTGCAGAACGACCAACAGTCACATCAACAGTTGTCGGGGTGATGGCAGTGGCAGATACGTCTGCACCGTCAGTTGCAGTTGCAAACGGGGTATTTGCGCCCCAGTCGGCAAAACGCAAACGCATGGATTTTGATCCGATACCTGCAACGTCTCCGGCATACAACAATGCACCAGTGTTACGAATGGAGGCCATATCTGCAAGTACGGCACGCACTTCATTTTCAATCATAGCGGCAAGTCGAAGGTTGCCTAAATCTGCATATGTAGTCATGATAAACTCTCTAAAATTTGTGTGTATTCAATGTGTTTAACCGGACTGTGCACTGTTACGGGTGTGACCCTATCCGATGGTGTGACCATCTCCCGACATGTAGTCATGTAGTCTGTGTGTATTCTATCTCATAATGTGTTAGTATTTGCTAGAATGACATTATCTGACATTCACAGATAACAACATAAAACAAAAGGGATTGACCTATGGCAACAATAGACCTATCAGATACAAACTCATATCCACGAATCAAACGTGTCGACATAAATGCAGCTGCACAACAGATCACACTACCACGTGACTGCACAAAAGTTACATTTGGATCGACCTCTGCACTGTACTGGGCAAATGAAGGTGACGATGGTGATGCATTCGGTGGTGCAATCACAGACTATTCTTTTGTACCTGCAAATAATCTGTTGACTATCAATATGGAGACAGGTCGACAGTCGAACCGGGTATTGTTGATCGGGGTGCAATCTGGCACGGGTACACTGTCAATCATTGTAGAAAAAGATAGATAACATTGCATAACATTCTAAACCAAAACACCCGACCAGTGGAGGAATACACTGATCGGGTGAAGGGATGATTGGAGAAATCAGATGTTAGATACTAACGGCAATGTCAATACCGGTCAAGGCAACGTCAGATAATACTGCGACTTGTGTAGTTGATGTATATGTGACTTCAAGTTCAATCTTATTCCCTGAACCATCCATTGCAGACACATGTACAAGTCGTTCACCCAGATTGTGTGTCAAAGTCAAGGCTACACCTTTTGATAAACTTTGATTTTGAAATCCTTTACGGAATGACGACAACGGTACAAGGATGTCACCAGTGGCATCGTCGTAGGTCAACAAGTTGCCAGCGGCCGGGTCGGCTTGAATAGATTCACGGGCACGGGCTTGTGTGAAGTACAAGTTACCCGCACCTTCAGTCACATCGTCAGTGTCACCGTTGAATGCAATCACACCGGCATTGTAAGAAATGGCAGTACCACCACTCAAATGTGCATCAACAAGTCCATCGTCATAAAACTTGTTAGTAGCACCTACAAGTTGTTGAATGTCGTCAGTGTTGGCATCCAGTGAAAACTGGCCACCACCATCCCATGACAAACCTTGTCCTGCAGAAAACTGTGCAAATACATCTGACAAAAGGACCGATAACTCACCACCGGCACTATCATACGTCAACAGTTGTACATCTTGCCCACCGGCAACACCTACACTGAATGCACCACGTGCACGTGTATTTGTGAAGTACAAGTTACCTGTACCTTCAGTCACATCGTCAGTGTCACCGTTGAATGCAATCACACCTTCATTGTAAGAGATCGCAGTACCACCACTCAAATGTAGATCAACACGTGCATCAGTGTAGTACAAGTTGTTTACACCTTCGGTTACTTGATCACTGGTTGCATTCAATGAGAATTCACCATCGGCATATGACAAACCAGTACCGGCACTGAAAAATGCTTTGATCTCGGCTTGATCTGCAGTAAACTCTCCAGTCGATGCATTGTAGTCAATACCTGCACTTGCAGACAGTTTTGAACGAATCTGTGCATCAGACAAACCACTGTTTACAAGTTCCCAGTCAGATGCAGTACCTGCACTACCACCGTTGTGGATATAAGCTTCTGTTGGTGAAGGTACAGTCAAAAATATGATGTCGCCTTCTTGAAAGTTTGAACCGTCATACACGTTTGCAATGAAGTCTGCAAGGTCAGTCGCAGTACCGTTCACTGTTACACTTGTGATCGTCAATGGGTCGATCTTCAGTTTATCAACACCATTGTCAGATACAACACTTGCATAGTTTGCACTGTCGGGGTGAATACCATTCAACACGTTACCGTGCAAGTACTCACGGGTGATCAGATGTTTGTCGTCGTTGATAGTACCGTTTTGTTTGATGACGCCTTCGGCAATCAGTTCGGGGGCCAGAAATCTTTGAGCCATTTTTACCTCTATATATGGGTTGTGAATTCACGACTGCAGTTCAACAGTCATCGATAGTATATCACCCCTGTTTCTGTTGTCTGAAATATGACAGTGAATGTCAGGTTGTTGTTGAATGTGATGTCACCATACACTTGTTTTCCGGCAATCTCGATCCAGATGTTGGGTCGGTATCCCAGTCCGTGGGTCACAACGATAGTCGATGCATTTGTGAAGTCATATCGTGATGGTACACCTGCACCATCACTGAATCTGAATGTGGCCATCGTTCACCTCAAAACTTGTACGGGGTAGTACTTTTACCGTTCTGACTGTAAAACGCCTCACGAATGGCATCACGGTTCTGTGCATAAAATGACGGATCGGTTGCACGGGTCAACAAGTCATTCGGTGCAGGTGTACCCTGTCCATGTGTCACACCTTTGTTTGATGCAGGTGGTGCAGGTGGTGCAGGTGGTGCAGGTGTGTTTGTCTGTTGTGGCATCGTTTGTTGAGGCATCGTCTGTTGTGTTGTGGAGACCTCTGCAACCTCTGTCTGTTGTCCTATGAACGGTCGCAAAACACTGGGTGCAGATTCAGGTGCATCATTGATTGACTGCAACCATTCTGACAACGGTTGTCGGTCCTTCTTGTTACGTGTCGACATCTCTCTATCATATGCCCATTCTACTGCATCACGTACACCGTTGTCTGTGATACCGTATTGACTGATCACTGTGTGTCGTTCATATCGACTGTTTGCACCGTCAAGTTCACTGCGCAGTTTTTCAACCTGTTGTGTCAAGTTGTCAACCAGACCTGACTTTGCAGTTGCCTCGTCGATACGTGACTGATACTCTGCAAGTTGTGTCTCTGCAGTGGTTAGTTTGTCACTGTACTTTGCAATACGTTGTCGTACGATCTCGTCAACGTGTGTCTTTGCAATATATTCGACACCTTCATGTGTTATTGTTTTACTCATTTGTTATGTCCCTTTGTTGTGTGGTTAGAATGACAGATTGTCCTGTTGTATTTGTAGTAACATCTTTTTTGCATCGACTGCATCAAGGTCTGGATGTAGAATCTGAATGGCATCGACCTTTGAAATAAGACCTGCCTGCAACAATGCTAACATGTTTTCACGTTGTTCTTTTGACTCTGTTGGTGACAACGGTATTGCATGATATTCGATACGGTATCCAGATTCGGGGTATGATGTACCCAGGTATCGGTTTGCAATCTTTGCACTGATCTCCAGTGTTTCAATGTCTGCACGTCTGAATGCCGGTGCATATTTGCGTTGCGCTTCACGTAATGACGACCGACTGATACTGATGGCATATCCAGATCGGGGGTCACCTGACATCTTTTGAACGTCTGCAGGATTGATACCCATGTATGATGCAAGTCGACGCTCGTATACTGTGATACTCTCTAACATCTGACCCACGTCACCACCTGCCTGATACTGACCTATCTGTGGTTGTTGTCCAGGGGCTAGATCGGGGTCCGGTGCAAATACTAAAATAGATGCCGGGTCTGATGCAATAGCCTGTCGACGACCTTCCAGATTGTTGTCGAACGTATCCAGACCTGCCAGTGTTGCACCCATCAAATACCGTTGTGGGTGTGAACAGTCACGTGCAAGGTGAAGGAAGTACGTATACAGTACACTGGCATTCAAACTACCCATCACACATTCACGGTTACTGAAACTATCGAATAACGTGCCATGAATCTCTGAATGATACAAACTGTACGGTAGGAATGGTACACCGGCACTGTCACGGTACGGATATGCAGGACCAGACATCGATGCACCCAAATATTTTTCAGTCACATCTTCATCACGTGCACCGTTTGCATTGATTGTATAAATCTCGTACACCGGATTGTCTAGGTCTTTGATCGATAGGTGGTCAATAGTCCATTCGTGTTTTTCACATTGATCACAGTAGCGCAGTCGCATCTCTTTGATCGTGTGTGGTCGTGATGGGTCACCTGCAGATGCCTCTGCATCTACCATATCTGCAGTCACGATACGGTACAACAGTCCCTGCCCATCGTCTGTCATGTCGATGCGTAAAAAGGTCTCATTCATACCGATGGTAAAAAACTGTACACGTTGCATCAGTGGCCATAGACCTGCTTGTGTCACCAGTCCGTTGCGACCTACAAAACCTTCTGCCTGTCCTTCAGTCGTCTCTGTCACACCGACTGTCGGTGGTTCTGCATAGAGACCACACAGTGCCTGTGTCGATGCCTTGAATATGTTACTACTCATATCCGGTACACCCCATGTTGCTTGTCGGGACTCTGGAATATGGTTTGCAATCTCGTCAACAAGGTCTTGCATCCATTCACCACACAACATTCGTCGTCGTAGTGCCAGGTGTTCGACCCGTCGTTGTGTGATGGCATTCGTGTGTAATGGCATCGGGGGTATCTGTTTTGAATATGTCATAGTTACCTTCGCAGTTTTGAAATTTTAGGTGCACGATACTGTGTGTCTATGATAGGCATTGTAGCATATCGAAGTGCGTCAATGCAGTGTTTCCACTCTGACATCGTATCCATACCACCACTCTTTTTCAGTGCCCAAAATTTTAGACTTTTGATCGTACGTTCACAACGTGGGAATATTTGAAAACGACTAGCACACATCAGTTCGTGTAACGACTGGCAACCATAGTACACACTGTACTTCGGTTTGTATGCAGTCCGAATCCTGAATGGCAGTTTACCCTTCGGATACTTTAGAACGTGCGCAAATGCAGCTGTCAACATGGTATTCGACATTCGACCACCGTTCTGTTTTGAACCTCCGTGTGATCTGTCACCTGTCCATCGTTGTATCATTGCCACCTCTAGCCCGTTGCGTTTTATCATTGCAATGATTGACTTTGCATGAATCTCTGCAGATGCACCACTGGCCACATATTCATCTACCACGTATACGATCGGTGTGTCTTGTTCTGTCACATCGACTGCGACCAATATTGCAACCTGTGATGCAACGTCGTGCCCGTGGTCAATGCCGATCGACCAAATGTATTGACGTTCGGGGTCAGGTGTTAGGTCCGATACAAGGTCGTCAGTAAAGTTTTCAAATATACGACCTTCAGGC